GGCTTCCTGGGCCGTGGCCTGGTTGGTGATGTCCTTGAGCTTCTGGGTGGCGTTGTGCGTGTTGCCCAGCCACTTGGTCAGGGCGGCCATGGAGATCGGACCCTGGTAGCCAGCCTCCTGGGCGAGCGCGACGAGCTGGGCCGTGGCCTCCTGGCTCCCGGCCGCGTACTTGGTCAGCGGGGCGATGGCCGCCCGGACCCCGGAGGTGAACAGGTTGTTGGCCAGGCCGGCGGTGCGCCAGGAAGCGAACAGGGCATCGACGTTCCTGACCTGATCGGTGAACGCCTGGTTGAGGGCGATGCCCTGCGGCGTCAGCGCGTCGATCGCGGCCTTGCTGTCGGTGTACTTGGCCTTGAGCTTGCCCAGGGAGATGGTCAGCTTGCCGGCGTGGTCATTGAGGGTCTGGTAGCCCTGGGCCACGGTGTCGAAGCTGCCCTGGGTGGAGGTGACGTCGGAGATGAACGCGGTCCACGCCTGGTTGAGCTTCTGGGTGGCGGTGTACTGGTCGGTCTCGGTCCGGCCGAGCACGTCCAGGTCGTTGCCGAGCTGGCCGGCCTGGGTGCCCATCGCCTTGTAAGCGGCCGTGGTCGCTTCCACCTGGACCAGGGCGACCTGCCAGTTGGCGTTGTTCTTATCCAGGACTTGGCTGGCGGTGACCCCAGCCAGGTTCAGCACGCCGAGGGCCTGGGTGGTGCCGCCGTACTCCCTCGCCAGCTTGCCGACCCGGCCGGACACGAGCTGGAACTGCTGGCCGAGCTGGCTGTGCGCGCCCTGGAGCGCGCTGACCACGCCTTCCTGCTGCCGGTAGGCGTCCGTCACCTGGTGCGTTATCTCGCCGGTCTTGAAGTTGATCCCGTTGGAATACTCCTGGGTGTGCGCCAGCTTGGCCTGGGCCTCGGACAGCCGGGCGGCCACCTGGGCCTGGGCCGTGCCGATAGAGCCGAGCAGGTTGGGGAGCTGGGCGTTCTGGATGGTCTTCTGGAGCCCGTTCACGAAGTCCTGGGAGGCACTGTGCGCGCCCCGGAACACGAAGATCAGGCCGGCGATGGCGGCGGCGGCCAGGGTGATCCAGACCATGATCGGCACCCGGGACAGGACGAGCATGGCGTCGGCCAGCAACCCGGTGGCCGCCGCCGCCACCCCCTCGGACGTAGCCACGCCGATCATCACGCCCGTGTAGGTGATGAGGTTGGCGATTCCGCCGGCGATGGCGGTGGCGAAGGTCTTGAGGGAGGTGAGGCCGACCAGGGTCACGGCCTTGTTGAAATTGAAGAAGGCGCCGGTCAGCTTGACGAGCCCGCCGACCATGGCCAGGAACAGGGTGACCGCCGTACCGCCGTAGATGAAGAACCCGTGCAGGGCCAGGCCGAAGGCGATGACCGGCTCGGCTGCCCGGGTGAAGGCTTCGAGCACCTTGGTCATCCAGTCGCCCACCTTGAGCAGGATTTCCGCGTACCCCGGCACGGCCCGGAAGACGGCACCGAAAATGCCGCCGAAGTTGCCGATGGAGTCCCCGAGCAGCCGCACGTCGTTGACGGCGTTCTCCATGAACTTGTTGACCCCGTTACCCGAGGTAACCGCGACGACGAACCGGGCGGCGAGCCGGTCCAGCACCCGGCCGGTCTCGGTGGCGACCGTGTTGAACGCCCCGCCCCGCTTATTCATGATCACCAGGGCGTCACCGAATAGCTGGTACACCTCGGGCCGGACGGCCTTGGCCAGCTTCGCGAAGTTGTTGCTCAGCGGGGGAACGGCCTGCCCGGTAGCGTCCATCACCGTGTGGACGGCCTGCATCCGCCGGAAGACTTCCTTGGCCGCGTCGGCGCCGGCTACCCCGAAGGCGGTCACCGCGATGATGGCGGGCGCCCACACGGCCAGCGTCTCGATCACCGCGTCGGCCAGCAGGTGCCACACCGCTACCGAGGTGAACATCCTGGGCAGCACGCGGTTGAGCGCCCCGCCGAACAGCGTGATGTGACCGGTGAGCAGGCGCCAGCCGGCCGCTGCGGCCGTGGCCCCCCGGCTCGTGCTGGAGAAGAACACGTTCATCGCCGTGTTGGCGACCGGGGTGTCCTTCTTGCCCAGCTCGCCTACGGTGTGCTCGATCCCCAGCAGGGCGGCCTCGGCCGCGAGCAGCTTGCCCATGTCGATGTTCGCGCCGAGGCGGATGTCAGCCGCCTCCTGCTTGAGCCGTCTTACCTCGGCTTCGGACGCGGTGATCTGGGCCAGGAACGACTTGTTGTCGGCCGCGAGCCGGACCGCCTGGGCGTTCTTCGCCAGTGTTTTCAGCTCGGCCTCGATCGCGACGATCTTGGCCGCCGCCGCCCGGGAATCGACCCCGGCGGGCATGTCCTTGAGGTCTTCCCGCAGGTGCGCCGCCTGCTTCTCCAGGTCCGCGATCCGCGATGCGGCCTTGGCCGCGTCGGCGTCGATCTGGAGCTTGCTCATCTGCTGCTTGAGCCGGGCGATCTTGGCCTGCTGGTCAGCGATGGCGGCGTCGATCTTCTTGGTGTCCGCCCCCATCGTCAGGTGGGCCATCTGCTTGGCGAGGACGGCGAGCCGGGACTGAATCCGGGTGATGCCGGCCTCGGCTGGCTTGCTGTCCGCGCCGATCCGCAGCTCGGTGAGACGGCCGGACATCGCCTTGATCCGGGCCTGGATGCCGGTCAGGGCGAGATTGGCCTCCTTGGCGTCGATCCCGAGCATGACGTTGGGCCGGAACCCGGCGAGCTGCTTGCGGAGCTGCACGTCCGCGAGCTGCCGGAAGCCCGTGGTGTCCGGGTTGATGACGACGAGGGCGTCACCGAGAACCCTGCCGGCCACTCCGGATCACCCCCGCCGCCATCAGAAGACCCCCGAGATGGAGTCCAGGCCCGTGGTCAGGAACGGGTACCTGTCGTCCATCTGGCTGGCCGGGTACTCCAGGAAGATGCCGGGAGACCCAGGCGCGTTGGCGCCGCCGTACAGGTTCCCGGTGATCGTGCCCCGGCCCAGGTGCGGCCGGATCAGGGCCTTGGTGTAGCCGGGCGGGTGCGCGGTGGAGTTCCGCCCGGCCCTCCTGCGCCGGTCCCGGGTCAGCGGGTCGCGGACCCGGACGACGCTGCGGGCCACGTCGGCCACCTGCACGGACAGGCCCAGGAGCATCCTGCCGACCGGCCCGTCCGGTGAGTTGAACAGGTCGTCCAGCGCCCTCTCGTCCCAGTGGATCTCGCCCGCGATCGTCACCGGATCTCCTCGTCCCGCTGCATCCACGCCGGGGTGCCGCTGCTGTCAGGCGCGCTCACCGGGGCGTCCGGGTTCTCGAACGTCATCCCCATCGCCTCCTGGTGCTCGCGGAGGGCTTCCAGGGCCTCCTCGGCCGGGTCTTCCTTCATCCCGATCGCGACGTCTAGCTGCTCGGTCTCCTCGTCACTCAGCCCCTCGGCCCGGATCGAGTAGGCGACATTGCAGAGCTGCCTCGGCGTCAGTGCCTCGATCCCCCGCGACGACGAGCGGAGGAGCGTGCCGTCGAGCCTGCCGAGATGGGCCGTCGCCCAGGTGAGGAGCCAGAGGACGGCCCGGTAGGGCGGCCGGCCAGCAGCTCCATGGTCCTGGTGATGACGTCCATCAGGTCTTCGGCGTCAGCGCGCTTGTCCATGGCGTGGTTCTCGAACCTGCCCCAGTCACCCGGGTCGAAGTCCGCGCAGCTCGTCTCGTCGCCTGTCTCGCACTTCTCGCACTTGCCGCAGGCCGGGGTGCCGGGGTGGATGCAGTCCCGGAGCATGGCATACATCGCGGCCAGGGCTCTCGGGTCCTGCACGGACAAGTCTGCGTACATGGAGAACTTGAGCAGCGGCATCGTGCCGATCTTGTCCGCGATCCTGAACTTCCCGCCCAGGAACTCCACGGTGCGGCGGTTGTCGGTCACCGTGCCTTCGACCACGACCGGGACGGCTTCCTCGCGCGGGACGGCTTCCTCGCGCGGGTCGGGCAGCGGTTCCGTCCCGGCGACCGCGCCCTGGATTCGTGCCAGCTCGGCGTCCATGTCGATGTCCAGGCCGGCTTCTTCTGTCTGTGACATGGTGATTCTCCTGTTCCGGGTGCGTGCGGGTGCAGGCGGCCGGGGCACCGCACCCGCTGCATGCCCCGGCCGGGCTCAGGTCAGGTTCCGGGCAGGCCGTAAGTCGGGTACCTGGCGATCCGGCTGGCCGCGTTCCAGGTGCTCTTGAGCGAGACCGCCGCCGAGACGCCGCCCGCGAGTGAGTAGTCGGGGAGGATGGTGCCGAAGAAGTACTGCGGGACCGGGGACATCTGGGCTGCCAGGTTGGACGGGTAAAGGTAGAAGTTCCGGGGAAGTCCGTCTGTGGCAGCGACGTACGTCTGGGCAGTAGCGGTGTCGTAGAAACCCGTGAAGTCTCCTGATGCGTCAGGGAGACCTGCGACATAAATGAGGTTGGTGTCGAGCATGGCCGTGACTTCGACCTTGTTGACGGTGAAGTTGATCGACCAGTCGCTCAGGAACGCCATCGGTGAGGCGATGGGGTTAGGACCGCCGATGCCGTCCACCGAGACGTAGGCAACGCCGTTGCGGCCGTGGATTCTGGACAAGAGGGCTCCTCAAGAATCTGAGAGGGAGCCGGCTCCTCATCCGTGCGCTGTAGCAGCTACGGGCCTCGGCAGTGTTCTTACCAGTGTAAATGCCCTTCCTGCGCACCAGTTTATGAACAACCTGAATAGAATGATCAGGTGGCTGCCAGGACTCACGGTCTCTCGCTGCATCCCCTGTATCCCACCTGGACAAGCATGATCCGCCGCTGCGAGAACCCTGCTGATGCTGGCTGGAAGAATTACGGTGGCCGAGGGATATCTGTATGCAAACGGTGGCACGATGTCCGGTTGTTCGTTGAAGACATCGAGGCTGAGATTGGGCCGCGTCCGCCAGGACTGACTCTCGAACGAGTCGATAACAACGATGGTTACGGGCCAGGTAAAGTGAGCTGGGCCACCCGGTGGGAACAGGCCCACAACCGGCGCATCAGGGTAAACGGCCCGTCCACGAAGATCCCGCCGAGACGGCCGCTTGACGAGAAGTGGCTTCCGGTGCCCGGTTACGCGGGTTTCTACGAGGTGTCCGACCTCGGCAGCATTTACTCGCTGCCCCGCGCGGCCACGGCCGGGGGATTGCTCGATCCGCAACTGAACAGCAAAGGTTACCGGGTTGTCATCCTGTCTAGGTACGGATGCCAGCAGATGGTCCCGGTCGGCCGCCTCGTCCTGTCCGCGTTCCGTGGCCCGGCCCTCGGCCGGCGGGCCAGGCACGGCAGCAAGGGCAAGGCCGACGACAGCCTGGCCAACCTGGAATGGCGGTAGCCGCACGAAACCCGGGAAACCTGGATAGGTATAAGTAGGGGCACGGGAAAACCCCTCCGCGCGGCCCGTGAGTGCGTCAGTAGCGAGGCGCCAGGCGGAAACGGGTCTAAAGCCGGCTGACGAGTACGCCCTGGCCAGGCGGAACGGAATGCGCCGGGTGCGCCGCCACCCCTATTATTTCTGTATGGGCCAGGCCGATCTGTACATCGTCCTAGATGAGTGGCTCCGGCCCGGAACCCCGGACCCGCCGTTTTCCCCGGTCACCTGGGCCGGGTTCTGCGCCCGGGTCTACTCGGCCACCCCGCCCCGGCACCGGGGCCGGTGGGTCATGGACCTGAACTCGTACCTGGGCCTCCAGGCCGAGTTCATGCTGGCCGGCCAGCTCCAGTCGTACGTGCCGGACGGGGTGACCATGCTGTTCGGGATGCCGATCGAGGTCCGGGACGGCGGCGGCCTGCCGCACCTAGAATGACGGTCATGCGGGAGATCCGGCTGAGCGTCGTCATGGATGACTGGACCAGGCCCGAGCCCGGCACGATGGAGGTCGACCTGGTTGCCGGCATCATCCGGGTCTGGCTGCGCAACGGCGAGATGGTCATCCCGCGCGGGGTTACGGTCGAGGCCATGACCCGGCTGATACAGGCGGCCGAGGACGGCACGCTGGGCGAGGCCGTCAGCCGGGAGCACCAGGAGAACCGCCCCGCCGGGATCACCCTCCGGAACGGCAGCTCGTTCCGGATAGCCGCCGGCGCGATCCGGGACGAGCTGGCATGAGCATCCCGCTGACCGTCATCCTGGACGACTGGGACGGCGATCCCGGGTTCCGGACCGCCTGGGCGAAGATGGCCAAGGGCTACGTCCAGGTCACGGCCGACGTCGCCATGTTCACCAGCGTGCTCGGGAAGCTCAGCGAGACCCTGGAACGCCTGAGCCCGGGGGCTCTGGGCGAGCTGGACCCGGAGCCGGACTGACCGGAGGGAGGCCGGGGCGTATGATGGGTCCCGGTTACCTGCCGTTGGGATGTCTGCGGCGCAGTGGTGCCCCTGCCCACGCCGTGGCGGGGGCACTGCTCGTTACAGGCCCTCCGCCAGTTCCAGGAACCACCGTGCGTTCGCCTCGAACGTCCGGCCCGCGATGGCCGCGCGGGCCTTGGCCGCCGCCTCCTCGCGCTCGGCGTCGTGCGCCAGCCACCAGCGCAGTTGCCCGCTGGCGTCCTCCGGCCCGGTGAAGGCCGGCAGCATCGGGAACGTCTCGTCGCTCTCCGGCCTCGGGTCGCGCAGGAAGAACAGGCCGCAGGCGGCCATCTCCACTTCCCTCGGCCCCATCGCGACCCCCGCCAGGGCGTCCTCCTCGGCCTCGCGGCGGTAGAAGTTGATGCCCGCCTTGCTGTGCCGGTACAGCCCGGCCGCCTGCGGGTTGTCCACGCAGTCCGGGGCGCCCTGGATGGTGCCGACGAACGAGACGAGCGGCGAATCCGGATCCAGGCTGCCCCAGTCGGCCCCGCCGATCAGGACGTCGATCCCGGTCAGGTCCATCGCCTCGAAGAACTGCTTGCGCGAGCTGAACGCTGACCCGATGAACACCAGGTCGCTCGCCAGTTCCGGGTCGGGCGGCCCGGTCCGGGGGTGGTGGATCTCCGGCCGGTAGGCGTGCGGCATGTACTCGGCCGGCCCGAACTGCCGGAACTGCGGCAGGCTCACCGGGTCGTTGAGCAGGTTCAGGCTGGCGAACGCGGCGCGCGTGGCCTGCTCGCTGTCCTGGTACGGGCACTCGGTATGCAGGATGACGACCCTGGACCGCGTGCGGGTGCGGAGCATCTGGAGGGTCGTGGCCCCGGCAAAGAACGCGCTGATGAACAGCACGACATCGGGGTCCATGCAGAGCACCTGGTGCGAGAGCCCCTGCATGGCGGCGAACCAGGCTTCTTCCCTGGTCATGGCCGACTTGACGATCGGGTGGCCCTCCTCGTCCGTGATGCCGGTGTCGATCAGGGCCATGTTGTAGAAGATGAGCCGGTCGTTCAGGTTGTACCCGGCTACCTCGCAGCCCAGGGCGGCCAGCGCGTCGACCCAGCCGATGTAGACGTCGTGGACGCTGAAATCCGGCCCCGGGTGCACGACCAGGACTTTCATGCTCTCCTCCTCAGATGCCGGCGGTGAGGCACAGCGGTTTCGGCTTGCTGATGCTGGCCGCGAGCATGGCGTCTAGCTGCCAGGACCGCCATGCGGCAATATCCCGGAACTCCCGGTCCGGCGGCGGGGACGGCGGGGACGGCGGGGCTGCCCAGTCATCCACGACGACGATGAGCTGGTGTCCCGGGCACGTCATACCGACTCGGCTTCCGCGACCGTCTCCGGGATCTTGTCCGCCCACCGGATCTCCGCGCTGCCGTGGCCGAGGACCGGCAGCAGCTCCAGCACCCGCGTGTCGGCATACCGCTCGATGTAGACGGTCACGGCACTGCGCACGTCGATGTCGATGATCACCCGGCGCACGTAATCGTCTTCGCGGACGATCCCGGAGTCCCGCAGCGCGTCCCAGAGTCCCGGTGACCGGCCGTGTATCCGCTGCGGCTTCTCTGCTGCCTCGTCCATCAGCGGAAGCCCTTCGCGGAGTACCAGCGCGCCAGGTCCCCGGCCACGGCCTTGTTCTGGCCGACGTGGTGCTCGCCCGCCCATGCCTGGGTCTGGCGGAACAGGGCCAGGTCCGCGTCGTCAGCAGGCACCGGCACGGGAACCGGCACGGGAACCGGGGCGGGCGGGGTGACGGTGAGCGGGAGCGATACGGTGCCGTCGCCCTGCTCGCCCAGCAGCCGCTCCAGGGTGGCCCAGGAGTAGGAGAAGCTGCCCTTGACGCCGAAGCCGGTGCCCCAGGAGTTGTCCAGGAAGACGAGCTGGCGGTCCACGTCCTTGCCCCGGCACAGGTACTCGTGGCCGCCCCGGATGCTGGCTCCCGCGCTGATGCTAACCAGGCCCGAGCTGTCGGGGCGGTCCATCGAGTCGTACCAGTTGGAGCCGATGCAGACCGGGTGCTCCTCCAGCGCGTCGAGCACGTCGGCCAGGGACAGGCAGTGCAGGTACCCGGAGATCAGGCCCAGGTTCTTCGCGGCCTTGGCCGCGCTCGGGCCGGAGGACCCGTTGTCGTTCGGCGGGTACGGCCCGTCGCCGTCGATCGTCTCGGCGCCGGAGTAGATCCGCAGCGCCAGGGCCTCGTTGAGCTGCGGCGGCGAGGGAGGCAGCGCGCCGAAGTCCGGGTCGGAGCCGAGCGAGCCGGTTTCCGCGTTCCCGGTGCACGACCCCACCTGCCCCTGGTCCAGGATCGGGATGTGCCGGGTCCACATCTGGCTGGCCAGCTCACGGCCGTCCTGCCGCTGCCACGGGTAGGCCAGGTTCCGGGAGTCGTGGTAGACGTTCCGGCCCAGGTACATCCCGGGCAGGTGGTGCTGCTCGATCCGCTGCGCGGTGACGGTCCAGGTGCCTGCCATGAGTTACATGCCTCCTGCGATGACGTTGATGCGGGCACCGAAGTAGGTGACGCCGCCGTACTCGATCCGGCCGTACTGGGTGACCGTCTGGGCCTGGATGAAGTCGATGAGCCCGCCGAGGGTGGCGTCGGCTTCGATCGCGCTGGGAACTGATGCGGCCACGTCCGCGTGCTGCCCGGCACCCAGGTAGGCGTCAAGCGCCCGCTGGGTGGCGTCGACCGGGGCGCCGTCCGTCATGATCACCAGGACGGCCAGGTTGAGGTTGACCGCGTTGCCCATCACCGGGCCGCCCATCACCGGGCCGTCCATGGTCACGCCGTAGGTGATGTACGGGTTGCCGGGCAGGACGACGGCGCAGGGCGGGGTAATCGAGTCGCGGGCCTGGCCGTCCGCGCGGAGCCCGGTGAACGCGGTGATGTTCGCGGCCAGCGCGTTCCGGATGGCTACCAGGTCAGCCACGGCCGTCCACCTCCGTCCAGGTGTCCGGGATCGTCCAGATCTGGCTAACCTCGTCCGGGCTTCTTGCCGATATAGAGGTGGTGGCGCTCTTGCAGGTGCCGGACAGTGAGCTGCTTGCTCTCCACGGACGGGTGGTGCCGCCAGCACAGGTGCCGGACCACGTGCTCATCCGGGTCGCTGAACGGGTGACGGCCGAACCGCCAGCAGTGCCGGACCTGGCAGTTATTCCGCTTCCACTGGATGTACGGCGCGGTGAGGACAGCGAACAGGAGCGTGATGTCGCCGGCGAACCCGCTCCACCAGGCATACCACTTGCCGGAGACGTTATCGACGCCCGTGATGCGGATGACTTGCAGCCAGAGGTGGTGCACACAGGCACTCCGGAGACCTCTGCCCTGGGTCCGGTCTCTCCGGCCCGCTGCTCAGCTCAGGATACAGATTCTTTCGCGGAGAGCATCACGATCCGGCCGGCTCGCGGGCCTGTGCCAGTGAGAGACGTTCCGATCGACCGGAAGATCACAGGTTCAGGCAGCGGACCCCGCCGGCCGACGAGGCCACCAGGATGCGGACCAGCTCGAACGCTTCCTGCTCGCTGAACTTGCCGGTCTCCAGCCAGGCCTCCCTCCACTGGGCGTGCACGGAGGCCATGGCCCGGATGGCGCCGTCTATGTCGGGGCCGATGCCCTGGCTGGCGCGCAGGATGGCCTCCAGGTCCGGCGGCGCGCAGGCGGCGCAGGCTCGCCCGGCGGGAAGCTGGCCGCCGCAGCCCGAGCAGGTATCCGGGTCCTGCTCTGCCGGCTGCTCACTCACCGTCGCTCACCTCGGTCACGGACTCGCGCCAGACCAGAGCCCGGACCCGGTTGCCGCCCAGCCGTTCCACCCGGTGGATGGTCATCCGGAATTTCCGGCCCGCGATCCCGAAGTCGAGCACGGTCCCGGATGCTGCGGTGGCCAGCAGGTTGGGCTTGCTGTGCGTGTCGACTTCCACCGGGATCAGGTCCGGGAGCGAGTCGGCCATCGTTGCGGTCACGGCCGTGTCGTAGAAACCGGTGAACTCGCCGCTGGCACCGGGCAGGCCGGCCACGTACCGGGACAGGTCCGGGGTATCCCTGGCCATCTGGGGCGAGACCGGGATCACCCAGCCGTCCCGCTGCTCCTGCACCCAGTCGTCCAGGACGATATCCAGGCTGAATCCGGGCGGCAGCTCAATCGCCATCAGGGTCCTCCCATCCCAGCAGCCAGGCTTCCCCGGGCTCGCCCAGCCAGGGTAGCTCCAGGCCCCAGCTCAGCACCCCGCCCGCCACGGCCAGGACGGCGTGGTAGCCGATGTCCAGGGCGGTGCCGTACACCAGGCCCGGGACGGCCAGGCCCGGGTCGCATCGCTGGAACGATTCCAGCCTGGCCCCGGCGAATCCTTCCGCCGCGACGAGTTCGAGCAGGTCACCCAGGGTGGCGTCACCGGGCGATTTACGGTGCAGGTCCAGGATGTCGCCCGCCGTGGCGGTGACACCGGACCAGTACTGGAGCGAGGCGGCCACGGCCACGGCCGCGCACACGGGCAGCGAGTGCAGCCAGGGGGCCTCCGGGAGCCTGGCTGGCGAGCCTGCGCGGCTCCCGGAGAACATCAGGGTATCCGCTGCGGCCTTCGGCTTCTTGGCCGACACGGACGGGGTGAACCTGACCCCGTGCTTACGGACGGACTGGGCGGCGCGGGCGTGCACCAGGTTATGCCGGGACGCCGACCGCTGTTTCGATGTCCTCGGCTTGCCCCTCTGCACGGCCCGCGCCTTGCGCAGGTTCGCCCGGTCGGCCGCGAGCTGCTTGGGCGTGACCTTCGCCGTGTGAGCCTGCGCGGCCACCTACCGCCCCCGTCCTCCCCGGCCGCCGGCCTTCGGGATGATGACCGGGACCAGCGCGGGGCAGTTGACCGTGGTCAGGACGAACATAAGCCAGCCCCTTTCAGGCGGATGACGATCCCGGGCAGGTGCAGCCACGCGCTGTGCCCCCTGGCGTAGAACAGCCCGATGCGCAGGTCATGGGAGTCAACCAGGACACGGCGCGTCCGCGAGTGCTTCCGGAGATGTCTCATACGCCTACCTTCCGCCGGGAGTTGACGAACGCCCGCAGGTTCTCCACCAGCCAGGGGTTGGACTGAATCCGGACCAGGCCGATATCGGAGACGCCCGCCACGCCGAACGGGGCGTCCTTCATCCGGAACTCATCGGCCGCCAGGATGCGGTTCGCCTCGGTCACCTGCCAGGGCACGACCGTCCAGCCCCAGGTGGTGGCGATCTGCACCCGGTCCAGGTGGGTGAGCGGCCAGGTGAACGGCAGCAGCTTCCCGGACCCGCACACCTGGAGCTTGCGGTAGGGCCGGGTTATCCCGGTGGCGTTGACGTTGAACAGGTGGCGGCCGAGCTTGAGCACGTAGTCGGTGCCCTGGGTCCAGGCTTGCTCGTACACCCCGTCGCCGTCCTGGTCGACGTTGACCGTGATCGGGGCGCCGGGCACGATGTCGTCCACGTCCAGCTCGTAGATGTTCTCCGGCTGGTAGGTGCGGGTCTCGGTGATCCGGTTGAAATGCCGCCCGCAGTACTCGTTGATCCAGCCGGTCGACGCCGCGATCGAGGTCTGGAGTTCGTAGTCCTGGGTGGTGTCGGTCAGGGCGATGCCGAGCCGTCCCTTCATCTCCTCCATGCCCACGTACCAGACCTGGGAGATGTTGGCCGGCAGGACCCGCCAGGTGACCGGCTGGACGTCGGAGACCGCGCCGGTTCCGATCCACTCCCCGCCCCACAGGCCGAGCGCCCCGGCCACGGCCGGCGAGCACGGCACGGCCAGGGTGTACTTGCCGGTGCTGACCTTGGCGATGTCGGCGGGCGCCGTCCCGCCGAAGGTGTGGGTGACCGAGGCGTTCGACGGGTCGGTCACGACGCAGGAGACGGCGGTCGGGTCGGCCGGGTTGCCGCCGGAGGTGAACGTGTTGGTGAGCAGCGCGACCTCGTTGGCGCTGTCGTAGAAGACAGTGGCGGTCACGGTGCCGCCTCCGGGACCGGGAGGACTTCCCCGTCGCCGGTCACCATGACGAACCCGGGCTGGCCTGCGGGCGCGATCAGGTCAGCGGCATCCAGGACGGTGATCCAGCCGTCCTCGCCCCGGGTCAGGCAGATGCCGCCGTACAAGGTCATCTGGAGCAAGGATTCGGCCAGGTAAGCCTCGTAGTGCCCCGGGTCGCTCAGGTTGAAGGTCTTGGCCACCGCTCCTCCTCTGCCCCGCACCGGGAGTGGTGGCTGGCCTGCTTGTGCCCTGGCCATCAGGATACGCTGGCCGAGCTTCCGGACGGCTGGGTCACGGCGGCCGATGTTCCCGCCCTCTCGCTCACGGCCGCAGCCGACTTGCCCGGCCCCGTGCTCACCAGCGCGACCGTGCCGGCCTGCTCGCTCACGGCAGCGGCCGAGGCGTACGCCCGGGTGACGGACCACCCGGTGCTGCCGCCCTTGACCTGCGGCGGG